AGCTGCGGTAGTCACAGGCGGTTGTAACACCATCGTTGGTTCAATTGTGGGTACTGCTGGATTGTGTAACACAGTGGTATTAGCAGCTGGTACCACTGAAAGATTGCGAGTTGATTCAACTGGGTTGACAATTAATGGAGCACCACTCACAGTGGCCGGCACATTCAATGTTTGTGGTACACGAAATATTGTGAGCTGTATCAGTGGTACAGGCAGCACCGGAACTGACAACTTCTTTGCTGGTAGCCTTGCTGGTTGTGCAAACACCACTGGCTGCTTCAACACCTTCATTGGTGTTGGTGCTGGTTGCAGCAATACCTTCGGCAATAACAACACTTTTATTGGTATCTATGCTGGTCGCTGCAACACCACCGGCTGCGACAACTTTTTTGCTGGTTTCTGTGCTGGTCTTCTCAATACCACCGGCTGCCACAACAACTTCTTTGGTCGAGAAGCTGGCAGATGTAACACCACTGGTAGCAACAACAATTTCTTTGGTTTCAATGCTGGTCTCTCTAATACCAGTGGCAGCCTCAACTTCTTTGCTGGTCGCTGTGCTGGTCGCTGCAATACCGCTGGCTGTTACAACACCTTCATTGGGTTCCGTGCTGGACACAACAACACCACCGGCAATGACAACACCTTCATTGGTCGTGGTACTGGTGGCAGCAATATCTCCGGCAGCTTCAACACGTTCATTGGTCATTGTGCTGGTCAAGCCAATACTGTTGGCTGCCACAACACGTTCATTGGTCAGTGTGCTGGTTTCTGTACCACCAGCTTTAGCTTCAATAACAACTTCTTTGGTCAGTGTGCTGGTTTCCGCAACAGCGGTGGCAGCAACAACAACTTCTTTGGTGTCTGTGCTGGTGGCTGCAACACCACTGGAAACGATAACAACTTCTTTGGTTTATATGCTGGTCGCAACAACTCCACTGGCTGCCACAACAACTTCATTGGAAGCTATGCTGGTCGCAACAACACCACCGGCATCAGCAACACGTTCATTGGTCAGTGTGCTGGTTTCTGCAACACCACTGGCAAACACAACAACTACTTTGGTGCCTGTGCTGGTTTGTTCAACACCACTGGCTGCTACAACATGTTCTTTGGTTGCAATGCCGGTCGTGCTAACACCACTGGCATCGTCAACTTCTTTGCTGGTCGTTATGCCGGCGCCTGCAACACCACTGGCAGCAACAATTTGTTCTTTGGATGTAGTTCCGGGGTAGGCACAGCAGGACTTGCAAACATTACTACAGAGTCAAATAGAATCATCATGGGCAATGATGCTCATACCTGTGCTCAGATTCAGATTGCCTTTACTGTGGTATCCGATGAACGTGACAAGTGCATATTTGGTGCTGTTCCACACGGTCGTGGATTCTTGCAACAAATCAATCCGGTTAAATTTGCATTCAAAAATCGAAACACTGGCTGTTTGTCTGACGCAGTTGGCAAATATCGTTATGGATTTAAAGCACAGGAAATGCTGGCTGCTGAAGGTGACAAACCAGTCATAACCAGTGCTGACAATCCGGATAAATTACAACTAACCAGCGATTATCTAGTACCAGTTTTGGTAAATGCCATCAAAGAACTCGGTGCAGAATTGGATGCACTGAAAGAAAGAGTAGCATTGCTAGAAATTAAATCTTGACATTGGGTTTCCAAGACTATATAATCGTACTAGTCTTTTGGAAACCTGATGAAAAAAATATTAATTGCTACTCCGTGTCTTGACCAAAAGGTCGACGCTTACTTTGTACATAGCCTATGTGAATCTATCAAGCTGGGCATCAAACACAACCTGGACATACGTTGTGTGTTTCTAGCAAACGAAAGCATTTTGCCCATGGCCAGAAATGAACTTTTTGCACTAGCATATAAAGAAAATTACGACACAATGGTGTTTATTGATGACGACGAGAGCTGGGATGAAACTGCACTGATTGAAATCATACAATCTGAAAAAGATGTAGTTGCTTTACCAGTTGTTAACAAAGGTGATAAAGATATCACTTTTAATGTTTGGTTAACCAAAGACACTAAAAAAGATGAATCTGACGGATACATAAAGATCAACAAATGCGGCACAGGTTTTTTAAAACTCTCAAGAAAAGTAATTGAGGATCTGTGGAACTCAAACACAGAGCTGGTTTTTAGAAATAAAAAAATAAAAAACATCTGCGAATATACACAGGTCAACGGTGATTTTGTTGGTGAGGACATTACGCTTACTAGCAAAATCAAAGATCTTGGATACGATATCTGGCTGAACCCAAATCATACTGTGTCGCATATAGGTAATAAAATGTATCGAGGCGACTTCAAGCTCAAGAACAATTTATGATTGACATCATCATTCCCACAATGTGGATGGCAAAAACTACCACGGATGCAATACAAAAATATTGCAAAAATCCAAAAGTTAACAAAATCATCTTGGTGGACAATAATCGCAAGATGCGTCCCTCAGAATTTTCTAAAATCATATCCAATCCCAAAGTTGAATATGTGTGTTACGGTAAGAACATATATGTTAATCCAGCCTGGAATGAAGGTTACTTTAGAAGCACCTCAGAAATTATTGCAATCATCAACGATGACATCGTGGTTGAGGACGATATATTTGATCTAGTGTTAGATCACAATTTAAAATCTGGAGACTTGGTTGGAGTCAATCTCCGCGGATACCAAGACAATTACAAAATTGATGACCACATAGAAACCAAAGAAGAGATTGTCAAGTTGAACTATGATCGAACATCGCCCATTGGAGGACAGTTATGGGCGTTTGGTATATGTATGTTCATGCACAGAAGTACATACAAAATTATTCCTAGTTTGTATCAAATTTGGTACGGTGATGATTATCTTGCACAGAATGCAAAAAACGTGTACGGAATCAACAGCAATCGTATAAAGGGCAACATCTCAGAGACTCTTAAAAGATTTAACAATCCCAACGATGATGTTTCTAAAAGAATAGAATTGGATTCAAAAAACTTTTTGAAGTTTAGTCATTTTTACAATGAAAAAAAGTGGGATCTGCCCAAAAATATGATTGAAAAGTATGAGAGTCAACGTAAATCTACTAAACACAACAAACAATATGTATTTGAAGTTGATCACCAACAAAAAACCACAACAAAACCCAACCAAGATGTATTTGAAGCTGAATATCAACGTGCAAAAAAAACATCAAGCGATATCAATCAAAACTTGCCTGTACTTTATGAATTGGCCAAAGAGTGTGGAACCATAGTTGAGATGGGAGTCAGAACTGGTGTAAGCACTCGTGCTTTTCTAAACACAGATGCTTCACTGATATCAATTGATATTCAAAAGAATGCAACAGTTGAAAAACTTTTTGCATTGGCCGATGCTGGTGGAAAATCCTGCCAATACTGTATTGGGGATACGTTGAAGATTGAAATCGCAGAAACAGATCTACTGTTTATTGATACGCTACATACATATGAACAATTAACACAAGAGTTAAAACTGCATGGAAACAAAGCAAAAAAGTATTTGATTTTCCATGATACACACACATTTGGAACGGTGGGCGAGATTGGCATTGATAAAAGAGGGCTCATGCCTGCTATTATTGAATTTGTAATTGCCAACCCGCATTGGGGATTTTATATCCATAAGACAAATAACAATGGTTTAACCGTTCTAAAACGTTCGTAAAGCATTATAGCAAGGAAAACATGAAGTATAGCATTTTTCACCTTCAAGGTGGCATTGGAAAGCACGTTGCTGCCACAGCAGTAGCAAGAGTGATCAAAAATAATCATCCAGATAGAAAGCTCATTGTGGTATGTGCATATCCAGATATTTTCATCAACTTACCTTTTGTTGACAGAGTATTTACTCTGGGCAATACCAGTTATTTCTATCAAGAGTTTATACAAGATAAAGATAGTATCTTGTTCCATCACGAACCGTATTACACCACCAATCACATACACAAGAGAAAAAAACTAATTGAAAATTGGTGTGATATGTATGGGTTGAAATACAGTGGCGAAAAACCAGAATTGAAGTTCAACAAGTTACAATATGATATTTCCAAAAGTTTCTGGGGCAGAAAAAAACCCATAATGTTTTTTCACACCAATGGCGGCATGATGACAAATGATGCCAAACCATATGCATGGACACGGGATATGCCCGTAGATGTTGCACAGGAACTGGTTGACCATTACAAAAAAGATTATCATATATATCAGGTTACCAAACTCAACTCACCAAAATTACAAGGCGCTGAACACATCTTTGCCACACAGCAACAATCACTGTCCTTGATGGAGTTGTTTAGTATTTTGCTTCATAGTAAGAAACGTATTTTGATTGATTCTTGTCTACAACATGCAGCAGCAGCAATGAATCGCAAATCTACTGTGCTATGGAATGGAACAAGCCCTAAGGTATTTGGGTACGATTTGCATGAGAATATCTGTACAGATATACCTTATGACTTTAAACTTCCCGGAAGCTACTTATTTGACTTTGATTTCAACGGCAATGAAGTAGAGTATCCTTTTTCTGACAATGTCAAACTGTTTGACATAAATAAGATTATAGAGTCAGTTGACAAACAATAAAGTGAGAAACACATGAAAGAAATGATTAAAGAAATTATCCGCGAGGAAATGATGAAGACCATGATGAAGAAATACTACTTCATGTCCGGGTTACCCCGGTCTGGTAGCACTTTGCTTTCTGCAATTCTAAATCAAAATCCCAGAATGCACTCTGGTCCAAGTTCACCTGTGGTGGGTATCATGCTCACCCTTGAGAATGCAATTGCCAATGATGAATTATTTTTAGCTTATCCAAAACCAGAACAGGCAGGCAAAATAATTAGCAATGTGATTGAAAACTATTACTCGGACGTGGATAAACCAGTTATCATTGATAAAAATAGATCTTGGGTGAATCGTATGCATTACATCCCAGGATACTTTGGCGTTGAACCCAAGATCCTTTGCCCAGTCAGAAGCATTGATGAAATTTTGACATCATTCATTACTATGTATCGCAGAAATCCATTCAATGGCAACGGCAAAGTAAATTTCATGGATGAGATGTTGATCAAGAGTAACATACCACTCAATGATGAAAACAGATGTGAATTGTTAGCCAGCCCCAATGGTATTCTTGGACAAAGTTACAATGGCATTCGTCAGGCGATCATGGAAGGCAGGGGAAAACAAATTCATTTCATTGAGTATGATGATTTGATGAACAATCCCAATGAGACCATGCGCAAGATTTATGAGTTCTTGGACGAAGAATATTTTGAACATGATTTTTCAAACATAAAAAATGTCCATAAAGAGCATGATGCAGAAGTATATGGTCTTGCAGACATGCACGAAGTACGTGAAATTTTACAAAAAGTTTCTGCTAATCCATCAGAAATTTTACCAGAATCAACCATTAAAAAATGTGAGAATGCAGAATTCTGGAGAACAATGGATGAAGTGTATGATGATACACAGGAGCTAGAGTTTGATGAAACATCAACAGATGTTGATGAATCTTTAGAACAAAATGACACAAAACTAATAGGAGAATAATATGTCAGACACACCAAGAACACTTGAGCAAATTCAAGGAACAATTCGTGCAGCACGCGACAGCGTTTGGGTGATCTCAGATGAGATTGAAAAACTAACCACAAGAGGTGAGTTAACCAATGAAGGTCGTGGAAATCTTGAACGAAATGTTGGTCATTTAAACCTAGTTGTTGCGGATACAGAGCTGGTGGCATCTGGTGAAGATATTGCTGATCTACACAGTGCTATTGCAGCAGGTGAACAAGCCCTGGCAAACAATCCAGCGTAATCGCCGATCACAACAGATTTAATTACATGTAAGTTGCATCTGCATAAATGTATATGTGACTACATCATTATCTCAACAAATCTATAAAAACGGGCTAGCCAAGCCCGTGATTGCTGCTGGCGGCAGTGTACATCCGCTGATCATTCCGGCTGATTTGTCAGGCACTGGCTTGATGAATCCTTCCATTTACGTGGACGGACAAACAATTTTGGTAAATCTACGCCATGTGAATTACACATTATGGCATAGTGAACACAAAAAGTTTGAACACAGATACGGTCCACTGCAATATCTACATCCAGAGAACGACATTCACCTTCGCACATGGAACTACATGTGCATAATGAACCCTGATCTCACAATCAAACAAGTGACCAAAGTAGATACATCTGAGTGTGATAAAGAACCAATTTGGGAATTTGTAGGATTAGAAGATGCAAGATTGTTACGCTGGGATCACAAATTATGGCTGACTGGAGTACGTAGAGATACTACCACTCACGGTGAGGGGCGTATGGAACTGTCAGAGATCAATATGTTTCTGGATCGAGTAACAGAAGATAGCCGCAAGCGCATCCCTGCACCAGGAGATAACACTAGCTATTGCGAGAAAAATTGGATGCCGGTGCTGGATCAACCGTTTACCTATGTCAAGTGGACTAATCCCACAGAAGTAGTAAAATACGATATTGACACTGGACAAACACATGTTATATTTGCTGACTCTAATCCTCGCATACCCGGTGTTCCAGACTTTCGTGGCGGCAGTCAAGTTATTCCCTACGGTGACAACTACATAGCCCTAGTGCATGAAACCAACTTGTTCAACAGTCCTGCTGGTAAAAAAGATGCCACATATAGACATAGGTTTGTGATGTGGGATAGCAGTTGGAAACTGTTGGCCTATACTGATGCATTTAGTTTTATGAATGCTGACATTGAATTTTGTTGTGGTGCAGCTTGGTATGACGATCATTTGTTGTTGACTTTTGGATTCCAGGACAATTGTGCATTTGTCTTGAAGATGCCAAAAACATGTGTGGACGAATTTATCCAACAAGCAAACTATACCAATTTAGTTGTGCCAACTATAACTCACAATGGCACAACACACAAGTTTGATTGGGGGAGACTGACCAACAACCAACAGTTCCATAACACTGTTACCAATGAAATATTTGTAGACAACGCTTATCAGCGATTTGGTGAAGTTGTCGCCGGCGATGTTGTAGTAGACATAGGTGCTAGTGCAGGACCGTTTACCTGGAGTATTGCATCTAAAAAGCCCAGCCGTGTGATCTGTCTTGAACCACATAAAGATTTATATCCTACCCTGGTAAAAAATGTCAGTAACACAGGCATATCTGTTGTTACCATAAACAAAGCAATAGGGCATTCAGATGGGCAAAACTATAGCTGCGGCCTATACAATGAGAACAAAGTTGAACACAGTGACGGCACAGATGGAATTGTATTAGACACCATCAAATTCAGCACATTGATAGATGAACAAAAAATCACGCATATTGATTTTCTAAAGATGGATTGCGAAGGTGGGGAATATGATGTTCTCAACAATGAAAATTTTGACTGGATCATGAACAATGTGCGTAAGATTGCCATGGAAGTGCATCTTACCACTCCTGCACTCAAAGAAAAATTTTGCAACTTTAGAGATACTTATTTGAAAAAATTCACAGACTTCCAGGTGCTTAGTCTTGATTATGTGGATATCAAATGGGGATTATGGGACGACTGGTTTATTAAAAATTACGGCGCAATTATGATTTATATCAATAACCCAGTTGCGGGCCCAGTTAAACAAAAGTGGCAACACTATCCAGCACCCACACTTGAAATAACTACAATTATTCCAGAAAAAGGCTGTGTGGTTGATTGTGTATTTTGTCCACAACGCACACTGGAGGAAGTTTACAAAGGTACTAGAATCCTAACTTTAGATGCATTCAAGACCATGATTGATAAAGTGCCCACAGATGTAAGGATCACGTTTGCTGGATTTACCGAACCTTGGATGAACAAATACTGCACTGACATGGTGGTATACGCACACGAACAAGGACATCCTGTGAGTATTTTTACCACTGGAGTTGGGGTGAGCGTGGAAGATATGGAAGCAATTGTAGATATACCATTTGCTGGCAATCCCAATGGCGGTTTTGTATTGCACTTGCCAGATGCTGAAATGCTAGCAAGACATCCTATCACTCCGGGATATCTCAAAACACTAGAGTGGATTCGAGATAATCAACACAGAATACAAAACTTCTCTGTAATGAGCATGGGCAAAGAACTGCACCCCAGCATTCGACACATATTTGATTGGGCACCCAGTTACGATATGTGGAGCAGAGCTGGCAATCTCATTAGAGAAAGTGTGGCCAAACCGCAATTGATTACCCTGCGCGATCGCTGGAATGCTATCACACACACCGGACCTAAGACTTGTGGATGTGTTGAAGGACTGTATCATAATGTGCTGTTGCCCAATGGCGATGTGAGTCTATGCTGTATGGATTACGGACTAGAACATATCATTGGCAACTTGAACACACAATCATACGAAGATGTTATACCACAAGATCAGACCTGTTACGACTTGTGTAACTTTTGTGAAAACGCTACAGATCCCAAAGAAAAAATTATAACCTTCCATCGGTAATATGAAAAATTTAGCTAACTTTATTGAAAACTCAGAAGATCCTGTAATCAACTTTGAGTTGGGGAAAGAATACGAAAGCATAGGCCAGACTGGCGCAGCTATCAGTTTTTATCTTCGCACAGCAGAACGCAGTTCAACCGACTTGCAACAATACACAGCATTAATACGATGCTGTATCTGTTTGGAACAACAAAAAACTAGAGATGATACAGAAAAAGGCCTTTTGCTAAAAGCCATAGCATTGATACCAACTAGACCTGAGGCATATTTCTTGCTGAGTCGTGTGCATGAACGTCGCACTGAATGGCAAGAAAGTTATAGTATGGCTGTGTTAGGCCTGGAACTGGCTGATTTCAGTACTGACTCTGTGAGTGCAGAAAATTATCCTGGATATTATGGATTGTTATTCCAGAAGGGAATGACCAGTTGGTGGGTAGGACTAACTGAGCAAAGTCGACAGATCATGCTGTTCCTTAAAGACTACTACAAGATGTTGCCAGTGTACGAAAATGCGGTAAACAACAATCTTAAAAATTGTGGGTTGCCAAAGATTCCGTTGCAAGAGAATCCCAAATGGAACACTGCCCCGGACACAGTGCCATTGTTTACTCACACTTATTATGAGTCAAATATGGTCAACAATATTCGATTGTGTTTTGATGGCATCGACGATATCAAGAAAAACTTCAGTCAAAGTTATCAGGACTTGTTTGTGTTGGCAGCAAACAAAGGCAAACGTAAAGGACAATATTTAGAAATTGGTAGTGCTGACCCTTTTTACGGCAACAACACAGCTTTGTTGGAAACAATGTTTGACTGGACTGGGCTGAGCATTGAATGCAATCAGGCCAAAGTCAAAGACTTTGAGCACAGCCGCAAAAACCCTGTGATATGTACAGATGCAACCACAGTGGACTATGCTGCAATTCTTGCTAGCAAAGGGTTCACTCGAGATATTGATTACTTGCAAGTTGATTGCGACCCACCAGAAGTTTCGTTTGGGATCTTAAAGAGTATACCATTTGATCAATACAGATTTGCTGTGATAACATTTGAGCATGATTATTACTGTAATCACAACGTAAGAGATCAAAGTCGAGAATTTCTCAAAAGCCACGGTTATGAACTCATGGTCAGCGATGTTGCTTATAATGAAGTCCACAGCTATGAAGATTGGTGGGTTCATCCTGAGCTAGTGGATGCAGCCACAAGAAATAGTTTAAGAGCAGTTGGCAACCACATAAAGTTTGCAACAGACTACATGTTCCCTCCACGTTTGCCAACCGCAGCAGTCTCAATTGTCACTAAATCAAATATTGCTCGCACTGCTTCCACGTTGATCAATCAGCAACCCATGCCCGGTATATGGATAGTTGATAATTTTTATCAGAATCCCGACGAGATACGCAAGTTTGCATTGGCACAAGCATATGATCAAGGCGGATTTGATAAACCTTACATAGGTGATCGTACCAAACAACAATTCTTGTTTCCTGGACTTCGAGAAGAATTTGAATATATTATGAACCGCAAGATTGTGAACTGGGAGAGTCATGCCATGAACGGTCGATTCCAAGTGTGCAAGGAAGGTGAGCCACTGGTGTATCACTGTGATGAACAAGCCTGGGCAGGCATGTTATATTTAACTCCAGGTGCACCGTATCACTCAGGCACATCCACTCATGCGCTAAAAGGCACAGACATAAGACACGTGGCTCATCCAGAGATTATGAAATGCTTTAGGCCTGGTAGTCGCAATCTAGATCGAACCATCTTTGAACCAGTGGACTCACTTGGTAATGTGTACAACCGCTTGGTTATATTCAATGCTGGATACATTCATTCAGCCACAGATTATTTTGGATTCAACAACGAAAACTGTCGACTATGGCAAATGTTCTTTTTTGATTGATTATCTAATACAAGTGTGTTCAAGAGAAGTTATCTTCTTTTGAATAGTATCTAAGTTTACTGTGTTCCATAACCCTGGATGCAAGGGCCGTGGCCAGCGTCCAGTCTCAATCCAGGCATAACCTATGTGTTCGTGATTTAATTTGGGAGTGAATTCACTATCTACTCTGCACCAGAACGTGTGATATTCAAATGCAGAGTCTGGACTAGTGAATTTTTCAATTGGAATCAGCTGCTGATATTGGGGCACAGATCCCAGCTCTTCGGCACATTCTCTCTCCATGGCAACAATCAATGTTTCACCGGCCTCTACTTTGCCGCCAACAAGTCCCCATGTGTCGGGATATTTTGAATCGTTGCGTAATAGATATAGATATCTGTTGGTATTTACAGAATAAAACCAAACTCCCACGGCTCTTACAATACCAGATTCCATGTGCCGCCGGTGTATAATCCATCTATGCTTTTGACCCACTTGGTGCCATTCCAATAGAATTGAATGCCGGTGGTCAAGTTGATTACATATTGTGCATCTGTAGTATCTCTACTGTTGAATGCAACAACCCATCGTGTGCCGTCGTACTCAATGATATCATTGGCATGTGCAATTAGTGATTGGCCAGAAATTCCCTCCCACGCCACAGGATTACTTGGATTGTCTGCATTGCCTGTACTGTCGTTTAGCAAGTATCTCTGACCAGTTGCAGCAGCAGGCAAGCCATCCCCAGGTGCAGCAGTTAGAGGATTGATAACAGCATCCACAGGCGACAATGTGTTTTGTGGCGCAGTATCGGGATCAATATTGTAAATTAACAATCGATTATCAGCTGGATTCACAGCAATGGTGCCAATGATACTGGAATCAGGATCCCAGGGATTGTCTAGAGTGATATAGCTGATGCCCGGGCGTAGCACACCATACGCTCCAATCACTGTGGGCCAAGTAATCTGTGGACTTTCTACTAGAGGAAATGTAAACGGTGCCAAGCTGATACGATCTGGATTCACTGGTTGCGGAGGCTGTAACACTTGAAGTTGCCCATCCAGCAGCAACACTTGATAACCCCACGGCGTGACTTTGACTCGAGTACCTAGCAGCAAATCATTGTCAGTCAGTGCGTTAACTGCATCACCTTGTGCATCAAAGATACTGGCAATCACACGTTCCACCACACCCAACTTCTTGACTTTGGCTGGGCTACTGATCCAGATGGGCATGCTGAATGTCATGGTCATGATGTCAATGGGATTTTCGGTGCCCACAGGAATAGATCTTGAACTCCACTTTACACTGTCAAGATTGCACACAGTGAGACTGGTCCAGTCAATGTAGTTATCTGTGGCTTGTATTTCCAAAGCAGGATTAAACAAGGTAGCAATTTGTTCAAACAACTGCATCTTTTGGTTGGTATTGCTGGTCCAGATGTCCAAATTTATAGTTAGCTTGTAAGGCACAGGCATGAGCCTTTCAATTTGAAATGCATTGCCTTGAGTGGTTTCGTAGCTTTCTGTACCTGCATCCCATGTGCGTTGACGCACAAACATCTTGTTCACATGATACGGCTCTTGCATGCGTTCTCTATCATATGCCAAATCAGTAATGTAAAATGTCATCAGCGGAGTGGCATTCAATGAGTTGGCAGAGTTTTGATTTAATATGGTTTGTGCTTGTCTACTGGCATCGCCATAGCGAATGGGCACACGAATCAAGTCGGATGTACCTTGTTCATTACGGCCATATTCAACTTCAAACAAGCTGAACATGCGTGTGAATTGCAGTAGATAGCGACGGATTTGTTCGTCGTAAAAGAAAAGTTGACTCATAGTCTGTGCTCTGGATACAATACTTCGTCAATAAACTTTTTAATTACATTTTCTTCTACACCCATGCTGATCATGCTGCGAGCAACATGTGGATTTAATTTGTTGTTGGCATTGTATCGACTTTGAATTGGCCAGTAATCATGTTCAGACTGTGCAGTTTTGCCCACGTTGTCTAAATAGTAATTCAAGTTTGCTTCTGCCAGTTGGCACAAGTTTTCTAGTTCGGTTTCGTCGCTCACATTGCCAGCAGCCACAATGTTTGAACTGAAGATCTCAGATGCCCACTGTGGTAAGACTCTGGGTTTGTTCCAGGTCACATCTTTCACAGTTTCGGCAAAGTGTTTCATCATGAAGTGGTTGGGATCACCACCGTCGCTGAAGTCATGAAATGCTCCTGTGATTTTGTTTGGGCCGCACACAGCATCAAATCCCCAAATTGGACTGGGATCATTGTAATGCGGAAACACTGTGCAATGCAACACAAGAATCTTGTGACTAGCAGTTTTATCCACAATTTCAACGTGTGCTCTGCGATATGCTGGACTGGTGTACAGTCGATTGTACCAGTCGTAGGATTCGGCCACATCCACAATAGGTGTGCCTGTTTGCTTAAAACGTGATTCAAAGAACTCTGCTACTTTAAACACTCGTTGCCAAAGATTAGTGGTCATATTCATTTAGTATTTGGATTGCCCAATCAAAGGCAATGTTGGCTTCATCCGCCATGTTGTCAGATAGTTTGTTTCTCATGGCTGCAATCAACACAGGAGTATCTAAAAAATCCAAACTGCTGTGTGGCCCATCCACAAGTTTTTTAATCATCTGTCCACCAAACAAATCCCCCATGTGCCATGTGTACAAATGTGCCATGATTTGTGTGGGATTGGTCAGTGTTTGTATGTAGTTATGATATTCTAACACCGCAGGTTTAAATTCACGAGCACCACCATCCATTTTTTTATAATCTTGTGCAAGTAATTGTGACCTGCGCATGGACTCTATATCACTCATCAGGCCGTGTTTGGCTGCTGCTGATTCAATTGTGCTGTAGAACAATGATTTTTGATAGATAAAGTCTACCCAATGGTCACGTGGCAGAGTCTTGGCAAACACTGCTTTCATGAACTGTGTGGTCTCTGCCTGGCGATGTTTATCTGCTGTAAGGTCTTTAAGGCTCATACTTAGCTGGATTTCTGGTAGGGTTGTGTTGGTGGATACGGATTGGGTGGCAAATTACCACCTTGATCACCATTGGCTGCGTCTGGTAACAATGCTTCACTCAAGCTCTGACGGCTAGGTATGTTACCAAGGTCTGGGGTATTCACAGTGTATGTATTGTTAACAAACGATGAGCGTAGAGTATCGTTGGCGGCACCTGGTGTGAGATTGGTTCTCACATTGCTTTCAATCTTGACCCAACCTGATCCATTGTACCGGAACAGTCGATTGGGAAAGTAATCCAATCGTAATGCAAACTGTCCAGCAATGGGATTGGGTGGAAAATTAACACCTGCAGTGACTGGCAATCCGTTGGGTGCTTGACCATCCCCAGTTAAGTAACCTGCGGTATAGCCATCACCTCTAGGCGAATTGCCATCATTGGCCAAGGTGCTGCTGGCATTACTGATGGTGTAGTCAGCAGTGTAGGTGGCAGATTCAGGATTGGCAGGTGTGCCGTCGGAATTGGTTGCTACAATATAAAATTTCACAACATCAAATCCAGAGCGTGGTACTTCAGCTTCAGCCTGCACCAGGATAGCATCATTGATGGCCAAGTTTCGTGGACGTGTGCTTTGACGATCCTCAATGGTTTGTGGATTGGTTTTTTCTGTCCAGTATTCTGTATTGGCAATATCTGTACCTGGTGGAACATTTTTGTTTGATGTGTAATATTTGTCGCCATACAGCACTGTGACACCACCTGGATAAAAATTGCCCGGATCCCAAATGTTAATGGGTTCAAACGGTTGTTTGGTAATTTGATCAAACTCTTGTGCATTGACCATGGGTGTGGCTTTCACACGCCACAAGTGAGGTAACCAAGTTTGACTGAAACCTTCGCTGGCAAATGCAGCGTCTTGAATCACATACCACTTGGGCAAGGCCCTGGGTATGGTAGAATCCAGTGGATTGTAGTCACGTAAATTGGGAAACTCTAGAACATCTCCGCTCATGAGTTTGCGACCCATGGTATCTAGCATGTCATTATAATGGAATGTGATAAACACAGTGTCATTGTTCAAGAACAGACCAAACTGGGTGAGATCAAAGTCAATGTCCTGTGTTTTGTAAACACCACGCATGACATAGATATCCGGATCATAGGTTCTGTCACGATTTTCTAACAGCAGTAAATCTTCAATAAACAGCGGATTAGTAGAATCATACTTGGGTAATGTAGCATCATTGTTACCGGTGTTGTCATTGATCTGCGGCCCAAGATATTTGTGCAGATACATGTCGGCTCCCCCAATCTGATACATTTCAGAGATGGTTCGGTCAAAGAATCGATAGTCGGCCGTTCTATTAGGCCTATACATGGAAAGTCTTGGCATAGTGTGTTATTTATGCCCAGGTTGACTGGAAATGCCCAATCGATTATAATACACACATGAAAGTTTTAAAGCTAAACCGCAGATATCAAATTTTTAAAGAACACGGGTACCAGGCTGGGTTGCGATTTGACACCTATGGCCAATCTGCTAGGATTATCGAGAAAACCTGTAGTGAACGGCTAGGGTCCTCGGGCTATAGGTATAGCTGGCGGTCTGGCGGCCAACGCAGCTGGCATCCCGGTAGCAATTGGACTGGCTATTTTGGAAAAAGAAACGTATACGGCTCAACTCCGTATTTTATCATGTTTCAAAAAGAATCAGACTTGAGTTTTGTACTACTTTGTGCTGACTTGACCAAAAATGCCTAATCTGCTATAATTACAGTATGACAACCACTAAAGCAAAACCCATGGTCCTAGCTGCAAAAGCCAATGTTAAATCATTGAACCCCCGTAGTCCAGACACCAAGTATGTGGGCAATGAACCTGAATGGCTGGTGCAACCTGTGAGCAATCGCATCAGTAGACTGAGCCATGCGTTTGGGTGGTACAACTATTTCTACGGCAAAAAAGATGCCAAGGACTTTATTGCATTCTACTTGGATGCACACAATCGCAGCCGAGAAGCTAAGAAAATTCGTGCCCTGCCTGACAGCCAGATACACCTGACCACAGGTTGGTTGTGCCGCATGAGCACCATGGGTCTGGAACTGAGTGAGCCGGAGCAAGCCAAACTGGATGCATTCATTCAGAACGCATTGGCGGAACAAGAAACAGACAAACCTGTAGCAAGTGCAGAAACCAAAGTGCCAGGACCTTCCATCCAGGATCGACTGCGAGAAAAAGCAAGTGAAGCAGCTGGTGAGCTTGAGGGCTTGTTCGATGACTTCATCACAGCAGGTTCAAAGATGTCTGCGCAGTTTCAACCCATCACAATAATTCGTGGACACAATATAGCACCACAGCTGATACATCAGATTCAACAGATCTGGAAACGTCATCTTGCAGAACTGGAAGCCGCGGTAGCAGGCAAAGATTCACAGTTGGTAGAAGGCTATGGCTATCTAACTAAAATTCAACTGAAACAACTGGTAAAGTTTGCTGAACAAGTGATTACTGATTGCAACAACTATGTGCAGATCAAGAAAGTTGAACGCAAGCCACGTGTCAAGAAAGCAGTGAGTCCAGAAAAAGTCACAGCCAAGTTCAAGTATCTCAAGACTTTTCCAGATCTCAAACTGGTGTCAGAACCTGCTGTGAAGCTGGTGAACGCAACAGAAGCGTGGTTGTACGACACTGTGAAGCGTAAACTGATCCATGTGGTTGGCGACACACACCGCGGCAACTTTACTGTAAAAAGTTCTGCTGTGATCGGGTTCGACACAGGCGCAAGTTCGCAGAAAACACTGCGAAACCCTGCAGCAACTATTCGAACACTGATGTCTGCAGGCAAGCCAGCCACACGCAAGATCTTCAAGGAACTGACCACAACCGAGACTCAATGGAACGGGCGTGGCAACCTTAATCTCATCATTCTCAAGGTGTGGTAACGGGCTAAATATCAGGGACGGAGTCCCTGATGCAAGAACAACAACCCATAGACCTAGTAACACTCAAAAATAACTTGTTTGAGTACGTGCGCCTGATGTTGGGCCACCAGATCATTGACATTGAACTGGACCCAGCACACTTTGAAGCTGCATATCAAAAGACCATTGGCACTTACCGCCAACGTGCTAACAATGCATATGAAGAAAGTTACAGCTTCATGCAGCTGGTGAACCAGCAAAACATCTACACTTTGCCACAGGAAGTGCAGAGTGTTAGACAGATTTTCAAACGCAGCTTTGGTATAGCGTCGGGACCATTTGGTTCAAACTTTGACCCGTTTAGCCAGGCACAAATGAATGTGTATCTGATCAACTTTAACCAATCAGGTGGTCTAGCCACTTACGATTTCTACAGTCAATACGTAGAGCTGGCAGCTAGAATGTTTGGTGGATTCTTAAACTACACCTGGAATCCAGTTACCAAAAAACTACAGTTGATCCGTAGCCCTGCAGGAGGAGGTGAAGTAGTGCTGTTGTGGACCTACAATCTCAAGCCTGAAATACAATTGCTAATCGACTTCCAAATTCAGCAATGGATCAAAGACTACCTAGTGGCGGCCTGCAAAATGATCATAGGTGAAGCAAGAGAGAAATTTGGCACTATCGCCGGACCCAATGGCGGCGGCACTCTCAACGGTGCAGCAATGAAAGGCGAAGCCAAAGCTGAGATGGAGGCGTTGATCACACAACTGGTGAATTATGTGGATGGCAGCGCTCCTCTTACTTTTGTGATTGGATAATTGACTAGCTTACGGGCAGCATCTCGTGCCCGGTGTTCACTTATAATTCATTTGACACCATCTGTTATTCGTAGTATAATTTTTAACATGAGTTCACTTATGTTTGATATTGAAACACTCGGGGTAGGACCTTCCGCTACCATTTTGACCATTGCTGCACAGAGTTTTGATCCGTTGGGAACAGGATATGGATCGCGGCAATACTATGCTAGAATCACGTTAGAAAGTCAGGAAAATCGTAATATTGATGACAGCACAATTGCCTGGTGGGCAACTCAGCCCAAAGCTCAAGCAGAAGCCTTTGCCGATGATAATCGAATTCCTTTAGATCAGGCTCTGGATGAATTGGGTAAGCTAATATGGACTAGTAACTATTTGTATGCAAATGGTCCTACTTTTGACTGTACAATAATAGAACACGCCTACAAGAGCTACAACAAGCCCATACCCTGGCAATATTACAAAGTAAGAGATACTCGAACCATATACAGTCTGTGGCCTGACTTACCAAAGCCGCCCACAAGTCACCATGCTCTTCAAGATTGCCGACGACAGATTGATATGTTACAAGCCACCCTTAAACATCTTAACATTGAAAGATTAGTATGAAAATTTTTCTAGACATGGACGACGTGTTTGCTGACTGGATGCCTGCTGCAAGGGCAATTGTCAACCGCAACTGGGAGTATGGTGAACGTATTCCAGAAAGCGATTGGAACAAAGTCAAAGCCAAAGAACGATTTTATCGTGACTTGCCACTCAAACCGGGAGCACATGAGTTGGTTCAATTTTGCCGTGTTGCAGTAACCATTGGACAAGCAGACGCACTTGCATTCTTGACAGCATTACCGCATGACTACAGTGTACCTTATGCTGCACAAGATAAGGTATGGTGGGCACACGAGCGTTTTGAAGGTATTCCAGTATTCTTTGGACCATTCAGTCATGACAAATGGCAACATTGTGCGCCAGGTGATATTTTGATCGATGACCGTACAAGCAATTGCGAAGAGTGGATAAAAGCTGGCGGTCGGGCACACATTTACAGACAGTGGCCTGAGTGCCACACATGGTTGCAGGAAATTTTGAAATGATCATTGGCATTTGTGGCCTCATCGGTGCAGGCAAAGACACTGCCGCAGATTATCTTGTGAATTTCCATGAGTTTAGACGAGACTCGTTTGCCAACACACTCAAAGATGCTGTGTCTGCTGTGTTTGGGTGGGATCGTGAATTGCTGGAAGGGCGCACTAAAGAAGCTCGTGAGTGGCGAGAACAAGTAGATCCGTGGTGGGCACAAAGACTAGGAATGCCTGCTCTAACTCCACGTTGGGTGCTGCAAAACTGGGGCACAGAAGTATGTAGAAATGCATTTCACAATGATATCTGGATTGCCAGTTTGGAAAACAAACTGCGACGTAGTCGCAACAACACAGTGATTTCGGATTGTAGATTCTACAATGAAGTGGCAGCAATCAAGAATCAAGGCGGCCGAGTGATTTGGATTCAGCGTGGGATAACTCCACATTGGTACAGTATTGCCACCCAGGCCAATCGTGGAGATTCAGCAGCACAACGTTGGCTAGAACAACAAGGAATTCATGCCAGTGAATACTCCTGGGCCGGCACTCAGTTTAATTACGTTGTGGAAAACAACAGTAGCATTGATAGTCTTTACAGTCAGCTCAATGATCTGCTTGTAACGGATTTGGCACCCACGGAACGTCAAGCCGCTTGACTTCTTCCACACAGTTCAAACACACGGTTCTAAGATTGGTCAACGAAACGTTTTGCATGTTACCGTCCATGTGATACACTAGTGTTTGACTGGTCAATCTAGGGCGGAATCTGCAGCGATCGCATGTGGGTTTTTTCTTGTATCCTGCTTTTTTCCACAATGCTTCTGGTGGGCGAATTTTCTTTTTTAGTTTGATACATCGATCACATCTTGATCTGTAATGCACAACATCATGTTTTCGATAGTTCACTGCTACCATTCGTTGATTACATACATTGCACATGGGTCTCATATGGTATTTAGCCCTAAACCTTTGCAAAGGTAGCCGCAACACCGTGACTTTTGGTGGCATACGATAAATATCTGTAACTTGAAAAGGAAACCATAACATGGCTCTAGTATCCCCAGGCGTAGAAGTATCAGTAATTGATGAAAGTCAATATCTTCCAGCTGCCACCAACTCAGTACCGTATTTTCTTATAGCCACAGCACAGAACAAGGCGTCTGGCAGTGGTGTTGGTGTAGCAGCAGGCACACTCGAAGTCAATGCCAACCGTGTTTATCAAATTACCAGTCAGAGAGATCTTGCAGCTACATTTGGTAATCCGTTTTTCTATAAAACTACCATTGGTACTCCTATCAATGGATATGAACTAAATGAATATGGATTGTTGGCAGCGTACAGCGCATTGGGTGTTACCAATCGTGCGTTTGTTCAACGTGTGAATATTGACCTCACTCAGCTCACAGCCACATTGGTGCGGCCCACAGGTGAACCCGACAATGGTTCTTACTGGTTGAATACAGCAACCAGTCAATGGGGTATTTTTGAGTGGAATCAAGTCACAGGAGCATTCTCCAACCAGATTCCTTCAGTTATCACTGACACTAGTGAATTGGTTAATGGTGTGCCGTTGCAAGATTATGGCACCATCAATGGTTATGCTATTGTTGCTACCAATGTTCAAAATCCACTGTACTATAAAAATGGTGCAGTGGCCTCTGTTGGCAATGGTAACTCTGTTACATTGACCAACTTGTATAACAATTGGGTGCTAGTAGGCAGCGACGAATGGAAATTGAGCCATCCTACAATTCAAGGTGCCAATGCTGTGACAACAGCACTCACATCCGGCAATACTATTGTGATCAACGGTACAAGCGTGGCAGTGCCTGGAACTACTATACAAGGACTCAGCGGAGCTATCAATACTGCTGCAATTACCGGTGTATACTCAGCTGTGCTCAGCAACAAACTTTGCTTGTTTGCCGATAGTACAGCCACAGCTGACGGATCAACTGGTGACGATGGTCTTATTGTTATAGATTCAACTGGATCAACACCGGCATTGTTGACTACCCTGGGTATTACAGCAAATAAAGAATACTATGCTCCGGCACTGCAACAAAGTCCCAACTACACATTTCCACGTTGGTTGTCTACAGATGACACACCACGTCCTACAGGTAGTGTGTGGAACAAGATTACTCCGCAAAATCTGGGCACAAATATAGTAGTGCAAAAATACAGCACAGCATTGGGTAGCTGGGTAACACAAGCTGCTCCGGTGTACGAAAATGACTGGTATGCCAATGCTGCATTGGATGCCACTGGCGGTGGAAAAAATATTGCTGCTGGCACAACCTATACACAATACAACGTGAATCCTGCTGTTAGTACCGTTGGTGCGTATCCATACAACAACACCTACACATTGCAGGTGTTTGAACGAGCCAGTCAAGGTGCTACAATTGTTACAGGTAGTGTGGCTGTTCCTACGTTCGTGAGCGGTAATACATTTACTGTGACCACAAGCATTCCAAACTCTAACAATTTGACTTCTACTGTGACAGTGACCATTACGGGTACTGATGCAGCAGCATTTAATACTGCTGTGAGTTCAGCAGGTTTTTCAAATGTTGTGGCGTCGGTTAGTTCGGCTGGTGCAATTGTACTGACACAAACTCAGGGTGGTGTTATTCTGTTGCAAAACGTTACAGGAACTCCATTGGCAGCAGCTGGATTTACCACCAGCACCACTGGTTGCCGCAACATTGTTAATGATGATCAAACTGCTTATTTACAACTCAGCAACTGGGTTCCACTAAGCTACACAGCCAGTGCTGTGGCGCCAGACCAGGATCCTGCCAACGGGACCTACTGGTACTTTACCAGTCCTAGTCAAGTTGACATCATGATCAATGATGGATCTCAATGGGTGGGATATCAAAACGATACCAACGACACACGTGGTTTCAATCTAAGCAATACCAATCCAACTGGTCCTATTATTTCGGCCACAGCACCTACCACTCAAACAGATGGCACTGTGTTGGTATACGGAGACTTATGGGTAGATACCAGCAATCTTGAACTATATCCATTGTTGAATCGTTGGCAAGCAGTGGATGGTGTAAATCAATGGGTGACTCTGGACAACACTGATCAACAAACCTCAAATGGTATTTTGTTTGAAGACGCTCGTTGGAGCACAACAGGAACAGTAAATCCTATCACCGACAATCTGCCTTCAATCACCAGCTTGTTGACCAGCAACTACTTGGATGTAGATGCACCTGATCCTGCACTGTATCCCGATGGTATGCTGCTGTGGAACACACGCCGATCTGGCTACAATGTCAAACTTTTCCAAGTTGACTATTTTAATGCCAGCAGCTTCAGCTATGACTCATGGTCTAGTTCTACAACCTATGCAGTAGGCGATCAAGTATTGTATAACGCTGTGTTGTATGTGGCCATTCAAGCCGGCACTAATCAGAATCCAGAGACACAAACTTCATTCTGGGATGTGTTGGAAACCAATTCATGGGTAACTGCATCTGGCAACAGAGCTGACGGTTCACCGTATATGGGACGTTTTGCTCAACGTTCATTGATTGTGGCTGCATTGAAATCAGGTATTGATACCAGTATCACAGCACGTGAAGAACAAGCACAATTCAATTTGGTGGCGTGTACTGCATACCCTGAATTGATTCCTAACATGGTAGCACTCAGCAATGAGCGCAACAATACCTTATTTGTAGTGGGTGATACGCCAATGCGATTGGAACCAACTGGAACTGATATTGCTGCCTGGGCCACAAACAACAGTGGTAATGGAATATTTGCAGAAGATGGATTAACAACCAGTACTCCATATGCCGCAGTGTTCTATCCAAGTTGCCAAACTACTGATCTTGGTGGCAGTGCTGTGGTTACTGCGGCTAGTCACATGATGGTACGTACTATTATCCGCAGTGATTCGGTCAGCTATCCATGGTTGGCACCAGCTGGAACACGTCGTGGTGTGATTGACAATGCTGCTAGAATTGGTTATATCAATAGTATCACTGGTGAGTTTGTTACAATTGGTAATAATCAAGGTCTGCGTGACGTTGAGTACCTGAACAAAATCAACCCAATCACATTCTTACCAGGTGTGGGTATTACCAACTTTGGTAACAAGACCATTTACGGTGTTACCAGTGCATTGGATCGTATCAATGTAGCACGACTGATTGCGTTCATGCGTGGTCGTTTAGACGAAATTGGTAAACAATTCTTGTTTGAACCCAACGATCAAATCACTCGTAATGAAATTGCCAATGCAATAAATGGATTGTGTATTGATCTTGTGGCCAAGCGTGGTATCTATGACTTCTTGGTAATTTGTGATGATTCCAACAACACACCTGCTAGAATTGATGCCAACGAGTTGTGGGTAGACATTGCTATCGAACCTGTAAAGGCTGTGGAATTTATCTATATTCCATTGCGTATCAAGGCAACTGGTGCCATTGCTGACTCACAGAGTACAACACAAGCTTCTATCTAACAATATTAATAGGGTTAGAAATAACCCTATTTTTTTGTCCAGGTCCATTTAGAACTACCACTGTCCCATATTCTTAGGTAACCTTGAATTCTTCGATTTTCAGCTTCAGTAAGTGATTGGTCATCGTTTTTATTTTTTCGCAATGAAAATCGATGTAATCGTTTAATAATATTTGCTTGTAAATACCAATAATTTGGGACACCGTTGCTAATTTTTTCAAAACCCAGTTGTTTATATAATTCACCTGTGGACCATCGGTTGTCTGCGTAAGACACCACGGTTGCTGGTGATGTGTGTTTGAGAAAATATTTAAAAAGTTTACTAGCTCCGCCTATAATAGTAGTGTCCAATAGTGATGCAAATCTATTAATTTCCCATACTCCCACAAGTTTACGTGACAAATTATTGTTAGTAAAGGTCATCAAGGATACCAAGGTGTTATTATGATACAACCCAAATCTAAGATTGCTCCGGCCTTTGCCCATTAAATGATTTTGCTCACAAAATATTGATGCTTCTTTACTTGATACTTCTCTTACCTGGCATTTCCTAGCATAAATGTATGTTGAGGTTTTGCCCAATATATTTGTTAATCTGCTTTTTACAATGTCAGATTTGTGTTCCCATTCATCCTCGAACACTTGAATTATGCGTATTCCTTTTGCAGCAAACATCTTTTGCTTTTGAAAATCAGTAGTTGGGGATTGATTATTAGCCAGCAAGGTTGATTCAGAATGCCAATATAATCCATTGAATTCAATTCCAAGATTTAATTCTGGTATAAAAATATCAATTTCTTTGCTGTGATATTTTTCTCGATATCCGGCTATGGCAGATGGCCATATGGTTTGTACAAAATTAAATAATTCAATTTCGCCTTTACTTTGTTTTATAGTCCGCGGATAACACCCGGGACACATTGATCTTTTAAATTTTGCAGGCGTAAAATATTGTTTAGTAAATGAAAAAATAGTGTTACATACATTACATGATAAATCTAATTTATGGTCACACACATTGTTGATTAGTGTTAGATCAAGTTCATGCAACTTAGTGATAATATTATTATCAGAATCTATGGTTTTTTGCTGAACTCGGGCACTTGCTGACTCTTTTATTTTGGTTCGAGTAGCGTCTGAATGATTTTTCCCACGCATGGTACTGCCAAAATCGTATCCTTTTTTAATTTTTGTCTCTACTGCTTTTGCTGCCCGTAACTGCATTTTTTCTGGGTTTGCCGCGGCATAATTAATTGACCGGTTACTCAGAACCTGTTTTTGTTCAGCTGTTTTTGCCGTACCTCGTGTGAACTCACCGGATTTATATCGTTCTTCTCGTTTGTTGATACGTTCTTTATGATTGGCTAATTCAATTGGGTCGGTTATTTTTATTCCTTTGTTATGTGGCACCCTGGAAATGAATTTATCTAATGTTTCCTGACTATATAGTGATCCAAACTTTTCTTTGTACATAGAGGTTGAAATATCATGCTGTGCGAGGTGTTGCCATGGGATAATTTTTTTAAATTCTGTTTTACAAAGTTGGCATATAATTGGCATTGCAATAGTTCCTGTTTAATGTATTTACGCAAATATTTATTCAATTGTGTAAGTATCAAATTGAATTGTCAATGATCCCATATAGCTATCTATCTAACTGTACTGCTAGACTACCAAATGGTGACCCTATTTCTTTTGGCCTCAACAGAGGTAAATAACTGCATAGGAGATTACAAATATGGCCGTTTCATCATTAACCAGAATGACAGTGCCCTTGGCAAGCGATCAAAGCGCGAGCAACCAAGGCTTGCTCATGCCCAAACTCAGCTATCGCTTCCGAGTGATATTTGAAAACTTTGGAATAAGCACACCCCGAACAGAACTTACCAAACAAGTCATGGACTTCAAGCGTCCTAATTTGACTTTTGATCCCATCGTTATCCCAATTTACAACAGTGAGCTAAAGCTGGCTGGCAAATACAAATGGGCCGATGTCACATGTAACCTGCGTGACGATGCGTCAGGTGCTGTGAGCCGCTTGGTTGGTGAACAATTACAGAAACAAATGGACTTCTTGGAAATGGCCAGTGCTGCAAGTGGTATTGACTACAAGTTTACCACTCGTTACGAAGTGTTGGATGGCGGTAACGGTGCTGCCACACCAATTGTGCTAGAAACATGGGAACTGTATGGTTGCTATCTTTCAGGTGCGGATTACGGAACCAGTAGTTATGGTGAAAGCAAGCCCATGCAGATTGGTATGACTATTGTGTACGACAATGCCAACCAAGTGCCTAATGGAACTGGTATAGGCAGCACTATTGCTAGAACTGTCAACGACGTAGTCACAGGATAATACCATATGGCCTGGGGAGAAGATTTCCTCAAAGGCTTTTTTGGTGGGCAAGGTCTTAAAGATTATGCTCACGCTTCAAAGACCTTTCGTAGTAATGGATACGAGTATGCACCGCGGAACAAATTCCTGTTCCATTGCTACTTCAATATCAACACGTCAATGATACCTGGCCTGGCTGCGATATACAACAGCACAGAAAAATCCACCATTGGACTCATGGTCAAGACTATTGGTTTACCCAAGTTCAAGATAGAAACTGAAACACTAAATCAATACAATCGCAAACGGGTTATTCAAAAGAAGATTAACTATGAGCCGGTAACCGCTACGTTTCACGACGACGGCGGCGATTTAATACGCAGCATGTGGTATAACTATTACAGTTATTACTACAAAGACCCTAACCAAGCATATGGGCCACCGGCACAGAATGGCTCAATTGGGTCTATACAGACCCAGCCTGGGTTTAGCTACAATGATAGAGATATCTATGCCAATGATCGAGTGGTCAACGACTGGGGATATGTTGGTGAAAGCTACACCCAAGGCAATGCTGGTAGCGGTGGAGTAGGATCGGGCGGAGATCAAACTTCCGGCAAGCCGCCATTCTTTAGAGACATAACCATTTACGGTATGAACCAACACAAATGGGCCAGCTATACATTGATCAATCCATTGATCAGCAGCTGGGATCATGATACCTATAACTACAGTGAAGGTGGTGGTATCATGCAAAACTCCATGACCATTGCATACGAAACTGTGAAATATTTCACAGGTGCAATCGGCAGAGTTAGACCTGATACCAACGTATTTGGATTTGCTGACCCTGCATACTATGATAATGTTCGTAGCAGTTTGGCTAGACCAGGTAGTACACAAACTGTTTTAGGGCAAGGCGGATTGTTAGATGCTGGTATTGGTATCGTAGAGGATTTGCAGAGTGGCGGTGTTGCAGGTATCATTGGTGCTGTGCAAAAAGCAGGTACTGTCTACAACACTTTTAAAGATGCTCCTATACGATCAGTTGTAAATGAAGAAGCCAACGCTGCACTCAACAGTGTATTGAGAAGCAGTATTCCCGCCGCAGTAAGACAAGCTCAAAATAGTCCAGGCGGGTTTATTTTTCCAAGACCACCAGGCCCTAGATTAAATCCTGGGTTAGATCCCACAGGTGAGATCAATAGGACTAGGACTAGATAATGGGCGGAACAGTAAATGCACTCAACACCAATGTAGATCTCACAGTTAGGATTTACGATAGATTCTATACTTACGAGACTTATGTAAGTGCAGAAGAATATGATGTGGTATTCAGCTATATGAAATCTGTGTTTACCACAGATCTTGCTGCTGGTAACTTCACTGTGAGTTTGTTTAGAATAGCTGATCAAACACGTACATCAGTACTGACTCTATTGGCAAACATACAGGGTCAAGATTCAATTCAACTCACACAAACACTATGCTATTATCTCAACAACTTGAGAAGTGGCAGCACATTGTTGGGCATTGGTGCCAGTGTAACTCCCAACTATTATACCGCCAGGAATGTGTTAGCATGAGCCGATGGGCCAATGGCTTGTATGTGATCACTAACCCAGAAAAGTATGTGGGTAAAAATCAACCCAGATACCGATCGGGCTGGGAGCATTCTTTTATGAAATTTTGCGACAACAACAAAGCGGTATTGCAATGGGCATCAGAAAGCATAGCTATACCTTACAAGAATCCCATAACTGGCAAAAATTCTATGTATATTCCAGACTTCTTTATCACATATCAAACACGTGGTAATCAACAACGTGCAGAAATGATTGAGATCAAACCCAAGAATCAAAGTGTGATTGAAAGCAAAATGAACAGCAGAGATCGTGCTGTGGTAGCGGTGAACTATGCCAAATGGGCGGCCGCGCAGGCCTGGTGCAAACGAGCAGGCATACACTTCCGCGTAATTACAGAATCTGACATGTTTGCCAACGGCAAGGGATGAAGAGTTTACCGGGATTACAGATCCGGTAAATATGGTATGAAGAAATTAGAAGAATTATTCGACTTACCGAGATCCGACGAATTAGAATCTGCAGAACACTCACTGAATATAGATGAAACCAAAATAGCATTAGCAGAAATTGACGACGTTATTGATAAAATAGATTCTGCATTGCCAATGGTTAGAGATTTACAAGCGTCTGACGTAGAGATGGACGACTTGGCAAAAAAAGCAACTGAATCGTTTGACGAGTTGATGTCACTAGGGATGAATGTGGATTCACGATTTGCTGCTGAAATCTTCAGTGTGGCAGGCGCTATGTTAGGGCATGCACTCACAGCCAAGCAGGCCAAGTTGAATAAGAAGTTAAAAATGATTGATCTACAGTTAAAAAAAGCCAATCTAGATATGAAACAAGCTGATGGTGGTGAAGCAGCACCGCAGCCGGGCCAGGGACATGTGTTAACCCGCAATGAATTATTGGATAGATTGTTAGGCGATAGAAAGACAAATGCCAAAAAAGGCTAAATATCACATAGGACACTGATATGAAAAAATTCCACCAATATCTCGCTGAATCAGAAAGAACATATGACTACAGGATCAAAATCCTGGGTGATGTGCCACCTACTTTTATCAAAGATCTCGAACAAAAACTCCAACAGTTTGACATAGTAAAAATGTCAGGTAAGAAAACTACCCCTGTGCAAAAATTGCTTAAGGATTTTCCTGACGCAGAAAATGACATGGTAACATCTGTTGATGTAAGTTTTCGTTATCCAGCTATTGAGCCACAAGTGCAGCAACTGGCTCAGCTGCTGGGGTTCAGTCCCAACAGAATACGTTTGTTAACACAATCATATTCAGACAGCATGGACAAAGAGATCACTGACATCCGAGCACAGAACAAGGATCTGATCGCTGATACTGATTATCCTGCACCTGATGCGGAACAGCAAGCATTGAAGAAAGATTACTCTGGTAATCCTTATCAGCATTCGGTATTGCAAAATGCATATCGTTCTGATTTCACAGTAGCCGGCGGCAAAACACCTCCAGCAAAAACCACAAACGACATCAAGCAGGACACCAAGAGTCCAATGACTGATATCAGACGCATGCCCCGGCCTGCCACTTTCGCAACACCAAGAGGATAAACCATGAGCGATTATTTTTTCTATGATTTAAACAAAAAGATGGCCGACTTGGCTAGCAAACAGCAACTGACCGAGGATGCAGCCGCTGCTCCGGCTAAGCCTGTCAAAAGTCAACTCAATGAGCGTGACTTAGGCAAGCATAACAATGCTACCACTGGTTTTGCTGCATTGGCCAAGAAAACTGGCGGCGGCGAAAAAGGTGCTCGAATTGCTGGCGCACAGCTGGCAAAGATGCGAGCCAAAGGTCAAGTGAAAGAAAGCATGTGTTCTAAATGTGATTGCGATCCATGCAAATGCCACAGCATGGATGAAAGTGCATTACAAGCCGCTTTTGGTAAAAAGAAGTATGGTGAAAAAGGTATGCAGGCGTTGCAACAAGCAGGTCGTGAGCATGCTGGTAAAGAAAAAATGGTAAAGATTCGGCAACAGTATGACCAGTATGATGAAAGCGTGACTGACGAAGGCAACGCCTTTAGCAAAGCAGTAGTTGACGCCAAGCGAGATGGTATTCAACCAGGTGAAAAAATTCGAGTTGGTGGCAAACAATATTCATTGCGAGAGCAAGGTGTGGCGGAAGGTATGGCTCCGATGAGTCCAGATGGTGCTACTGCACCTCCTGCAAAAGGTGCAGATGGGCAATATCCCGTTGTGACCTCAGGACCAAATAAAGGCAAACGTTGGAGTCCTAACACTCCTGGCCCAACTAATCCTGCAATGAAAGAAGCAGCCAAGTATCGTGCTTCTAAATACAAAGATAAACTGTATACACAGAAACCAGGTGACAGTGATAGCTACGATAGCGTCAGTTATGGATACGACATCCCTGAGCGCCCAAAAAATGATCCAGGACAAAAACGCAAAATGGGCGGAGTTGGCGACGAGTATTCCAGAACAGATCCATTAGAAAAAGGATTTGGTCGTGGCAGCGCCTCAACCAGTATCAACACACAAGGCAAGAGAAAAGGTTTACCATCGAGAGATCAAGTTACCGGACTGAAACAAAGTATCCGAGATGTTCTTGGTAAGCATACAGAGCCAAACTTGCCCGAAGGTGGTGTGCCGATGACCCCCAAGCAAAAGAGATTTGCTAAACTAGCACCTCCTGTGGACAAGATCACTTTTGCTGACAAGATTGTTGGCGCCAAGAAAGAAGTTGACGAAATGCTGGGCGATGTAGCAGCCAATGCCATGAAAAAAGCCGTGCGTGGCCGTAATCGTGACATGGAAGAAAGTTCGCTGTACGACACACCCACACGCCGCAAAAGTAGTAGCGGTGGTGAAATTGATACTGCCGAGCCAGGGGTCACCCGCCATCGTGCAGTAAAAGGCAACTACAGCGGTGTTGGTCATGATGTTGGCTCCGATGATGATACACCAAGAAGTGGACAAGCAGGCCGCCGTAAAGTTGGTGCCGGAATGGGCACAAAGATTGGTGCCAAGATCAACACTGGCAAATCCAAATTAATGACCCGTGAAGGCAATATGGACCCCGGTGAGTACGACCAAGAAGGCGAAATGGCCAAAGACACTATCAAAACTGTGGTACGTCATGCACAGGCATTGGAAAAGATCCTAGGAGACAACGACAACTTGCCTGAATGGGTACAATCCAAGATGGCCAAGATTGAAGGCATGATGACTGCTGTGGATGACTACATGCAGAATCAACAAGACGACCAAATGAAGATGGACGAAGAATCCACTAACAAACGTGACAATCGTGCTGAACGTGCTGGACGTCGAGTAGCCAAAGATATTGAATACGACGAAAAGAAAAAAGACGGTATTCGTGGTCAACGTCGAGGCAGCGAAGATATCAAAGCTGAACGTGCCGGTAAGAAAGTTGCCAAAGACATTGAGTACGACGAGAAAGTAAAAGAAGGTTCTGGACCAAAAGAAAAAGCACATAGCAAGTATGTTGATAGAAATAGTCCAGAATCAAAAGCAAAGCTACAAGCTGCTAGAGATAACATGGCTAAAAATACA